TGAAGCCTGATTGCTTAGGAGAGGCTGAGTTTGCTACTACAGACGATAAGACTACCGTAATAACTACTATAGAAGAATTAAATGAAGATATATCTGAGCGTATAGATCAGGTAGCTAAAATGGTTGCAGATGAAAAAAATGGTTTCATTAAAAAGAAGCTGGAACAAAGATTGTCTATGCTATCGGGTAGTGTTGGAATTATCCGTGTTGGAGCAGACTCGAAAGTGGAACTTAAAGAAAAGAAAGACAGGATTGAAGACGCGATATACGCTACAAAAGCGGCGTTGAAAGAAGGTATAGTACCTGGAGGTGGTATAGCACTCTTTAATGCTTCAGAAAAAATCGAACCCACTAACGTGGGCGAAGAAGCATTGCTTGAGGCTATTAAATCACCGTTTAAAACTATTATGGCTAACGCTGGCTTTGACGTTGTAGCTTCTCCAAGTAGAGAAGGCGTAGGCGTTAATGTTGTAACTGGCGAAGAAGTTAGCATGATAGAAGAAGGTATTATAGATCCTGTACTTGTAACTAAGTCAGCTCTTAAAAATGCAGTGAGTGTTGTAATGACTATTGTTTCTGCAGACTGTGTAATCTCAAATGCTAGGGTAGATGAAGGCAGTTAATCATTACGTTATTGTAGATAAGATAAAGACTGAGCAAAAGAAAGTAGCAGGTCTTATTATGACAGAAGACTTAGACGAAGACAACAGATATTTAAAGGGTGAGGTTGTATCTGTTGGTAATTTAATAGAATTTATAAAAGATGGTGATGTAGTTTATTACGACAAACACGCTGGGCATGGTATACATTTTAAAGATAAACTTTATTTTGTCATAAAGGCAAGTGATATTGTACTAGTAGATTAAACATAAACTATAAACCAAAATCCTTAAACACAGAATCTTTAAACAAATTATTAATTAATCAAAAAAAAGAAAAATGAAAAGAATTTTAACTTTCATTACATCTGCAAATGACAACATTTCTTTTGAAGTAGGTAAATTCAGAGGTGTAACTCCAGCAGGAGGAACCTCAGCGACTATGTACTTTGACAAGCTAAATGGCGCGGCCACTGGTGTTAGCACTGTAGTTGTAAATTTTAAAAACGAAAACAACGGCTTTGGGTTTAAGAAGTTTTCCCAAGCAATGACGGCCGCTTTTGCTAATCAACCTAAAGCTGGTAATGTTGTAATTGGAAACGACTCCACTGGAACATCTTTAGACGCTGGATTTAATATATCTGGAGGTATAACAAGCATAGGCACAATAACCGAATAATTATGGAAAAGTATTTATATATAGCAGAAAACGCCCAAGGCGCTGACGCTGAGGCAGAAGCGGTATTATACCCACTGTCTAGACTAAAACTTATTAAGCCAATAACTAACGCAACAAGTGCTGAGTTAGTTTTTGAGCCAATGAAGAACGTTGACGGTGTAGAAATAGACACTATAACCGTAACGTATAGCTCTGATTTTACGTTTAAGCAGTTTTGTGACGGCTTAGCTGATTTATTTAGAAAAGGTAAAAATCAACATTTTATTAACATTTGCGACAGCGACAACTTAACAGACATGCTTACGTCTACTAGTTGTGCTGATGGCGCCATAACAATAGATTCATAATGGAAAATCAATTATTATATTTTAAAAGAGGTGGTTCGCAAGTATTTGTACAAGGCGAATCTCCAAGCCAAACGCTTACGCTAACAGCAGCAAACTTTGGAGACTTAGTAGACCTTGCTAAAACGAGATTTACAGTTACAGTAGAATTAGCTGCGGCTAAAGACAGAACTAAAATAGGTAGTGGTTATGGTACTGAGCCTATTGCAGCTGGCACTGTTGTTACTGTTCCTGACTCAGCAATTGTAGATTCTGGAACAAACACGCTTGTTATAGACACGGAAGCTCAAGACGATGCTAACGGTGTTACTTTAGAAGAAAATGATATTGTTAGAGTTGTTTTTGAGCCTGGTCTTGGTGACGAAATTTGTTACCCAGCCGACAACTTATTAAGTATTAGACAAGATACTTCTGGTCAAACTGAACTTAGATTTTCTGGGTATCAAGGTGCAGATGTTGTTGATGTAATAACTCTTCATCACACAGCTAATAAGTTTGCAGAGGTTACAGCTGATGTTGAGTCAATGCTTAATGCTACAAGACGAGTTGGTACAGTTTCATTTGATGCTCATGCTGGAGTTTTTGCTATAGGCAACTTAACAGCGTTAGGTATCAACTTAGCTTCTTAATGAGGCTAACTAGTCACGATTTACGTGAATTACAAATCCTTAAGTATTACAGGCTCACTAGAAAGTGGGCTTGTAAGACTTACGGGTTAACAGATGCTGATCTTGAATTACTAATATTTTTAGACTGTCAAGGTCGGTTTACAAGACAAGAGTTTATAGACGGCACTTATACTATGAGTTGGGATAAGAAGCGCTGGGATAAACTAAGAAAACTAGGCTGGATAGAAGTGTGGCGTCATCGAAATCGAACAACGATTAAGTACAGCGTTTTTAAAACTTCATTTAAATGCAGCCAACTTATAAGTAGAATATACCGTATCTTACTCGGAGAAGAAGACATGCCAGTATCAGATCGTAGTGTATTCTATAATAACAAGACATATACAGACAAAGTCTTTAATAAGGCTATTGACGATATGATTAAAGATCCAACGAGATAATGGCGTATAAACAAAAGAACAACCCTTTTAAACTACAAGCTACAGCTGCTCCAAAAAAAGTAAAAGTTTTTGGTGGTAAAGCAACTGTTGATGTTAGTACTGAAGCAGGTAAGAAACTACTTGAAGAAATTAAAAGTATAAAAACAGTTAGATCTAGCGATGCTGGAAGAGTTGCTAAATCAGCTTCTAGTAAAGTAAAAGGTATTCTTAAAAAGCATACAGGTAAACTTTTGAGCTTAGGCGCTAGAGCATCAGCAATCTTAGCTATGTTTGATCCTATTTCTGCTGGTAAAGGTTCTACTACGCTAGATAAAGATAAGTATGATTTAATGAAAAATATAAAAGACTAAGTATGGCGTTTAAAATGAAAAAGTTTAGTGGGTTTAAAAACTCACCTATGAAAAAAGATGAAGAGCCTAGAAAAGGTAGTTTATCTTGGAGTGAATTAAAGAAAGGTGGAGCTGTTGATGTTTGGAAAGACGCTAAAGAAAAGAAAGCTGCTAAAGAGCAAACAAGAAAAGACACTTACGCTAGAGATAACCAGGCGCCAGGATCTGGCGGTATGATGCCGATATAATGGGATTTAAACTAGGTAGCGAAAGTAGAAGAATAAGAAACTCTAAAGACACACCTATATTTAGAAAAAAACTAGATGAAGGTATTGTAGCAGAAGCCAACTTAGATGGATCTATATTTATAAATAAAAATGTTAAACCTGGCAGCGCTCTTGAAAAAAGAGCTATACGCCATGAAAAGCAACATTTAAAAGATATGGCAGATCCTAAAATAGGTTTGTCATACGGAGATGATTACGTTAGGTACAAAGGTAAAACATACCCAAGAAAAGACGGTAAAATAAAGTATAACGGTAAGTTCCACGAAGAAGGTAGCATGGTGTTTCCTTGGGAGCAAAGAGCAAAAAAAGCAGAATAACTATGGCATTTAAAATGAAAAATACTTCGATGGCTAAGTTAGCTAAAGAAGTTAGTGAAAGAAAACAAAACAGAATAATCAACCGCATGAACAAGCTTCAGGGTAAAGCTGAAAAAGCTAATAAGCAAGGTAAGGATAAGAAGGCTCAAAGAAAAATCGATAAGATGAGTAAACTTGAAGATAAGTTGCTACCAGGATTACAAAGACCAGAAAGAGCAAGAACTCATGAGCTTAAACATTCTGCAATGAAGCTAAAAGAAGATAAAGGACCTGGACAAGGAACTAAAGAAGGTCAATACACTGGTGCTGGTATACCTGAAAACTTATTTAATGCAGACGGTAAGAAAATAAATACTAACAATCTTGATGAAGGTAATTTAAGTAAAATTAAAGTAGAATCTGGCACTAACAGAAAGTACGTAGAATACGTCGAAGGACCTAAAGCAGGTGGACGTTTATATCTTTCAAATCCTAAGTAATGATAAATAATTTAATAGGAGGTTTATTAGGCAAAGTAGTAGATAACGCTGAGGGTATACTAGATAAAGTTATCACCACAGACAAAGAGCGCGACGAAGCTAAGGCTAAGATAAAACAAATGCTTTTAGATAGCGAAGCTAAGATGCAAGAAGAGGTTACTGCTAGGTGGAAATCAGACATGCAGTCTGATTCATGGCTTAGTAAATCAATACGCCCGCTAGTATTAGCTTGGCTAGTTATTTGCACTACACTGCTAATTTTTATAGATGCTGGTGTAATTATGTTTACAGTAGAGGACAAGTGGGTTGATCTTTTACAATTAGTATTAATAACAGTTATAGGCGCTTACTTCGGTGGACGCTCATACGAAAAAATAAAAAAATAAAATGGGAATTAATTCAACTGCAACAGCTTATAACTTTGGCCAAATGGGTAGTGCTTTTTTGTCAGCTGACGACAATACAGTAACGTGCCCAGAAGGTATGGCTATAGTTGCTATAACATTTATAACAGACTCCGAAGTTAACACACTAGTATCAAAAGATGCAAATCTATTTCCTAATACTGTTGGAGCAGCTCACGATAGAGGCCACCAAACTATTCAGGTTAATGGAGCTGTTAGTTCTTCGGCTACTATAGCGTTTGACGTTACAACAGCTTCTTTAGGATTAGAGCTTGGAGATGAAGTATATCTAACGGCTACAGGTGCTCTTTTAGGTACAATAACAACGCTAGGCACTAGCAATATTGTTATTAGTGCTACAACAAGTATTGATGATGACGCTTTCATTAGTATTCTTACGCCTGGAAAAAACAACGCAGGCACCGAAGGTGTTGGTGGTTTAGCTTTAACAAACGGTACTACTTTCGCTGGAGGAACAACTATTTATGGAAGATGGGATTCTATAAAGCTTAACGATGATGGGTCTGCAGCAATGGTTTATTTTGGATATTAATGGCATTAGGAAACGCTAATACAGCAGCACAGGCTAGAGGTAAAAATCCAGCAGTGAAGATAAAGAAGTTTAAGGAAAGAAATCCTGATGCTTTCTCTTTTCTTGCTAGCACGTTACAAAGTAGCCCCGCTTGCTCACTTAAGGTTCATCTTGTAACTAATACTTTATATCACAATGGAGCTAACGCTCTTCCAGCGTTTGGTGATCTTGTTTATACGGCGCTTCCTTTAGTGAGCTCTAATTTATCTCCCAATGGGTCTTATAAAATATTAGTATCAGGCACTTATTACAACATAGACACAGATAACAACGGTCTTATTAGAAGAATAGACGCTTGTTAAAATAAAAATAATAATTAACTTAAATTAAATAAAATGGCAAAAAGAAAGACGCCTAAGGTGAAAGACCTTAGAACAGAAAAAATTACTAAAGAGCAACTTAGCAAATTACAAAACGTAGTTAGAGCTATCAACGAAGGCCAGCAACAACTCGGCATGCTTGAGTCACAAAAACACGCGTTACTACACGACGTAATGCAGCTTCAAGGCGTAATCGGTAAAATTCAGCAAGAACTAAAAGAAGAGCATGGTAATGTCGATATTAACATAAGCGATGGTACTATTAAATATTTAGAGAATGAGCAAGCTGATTCGTAAAATAACTATAGGTAAAGATTACAAAATAGATGCTATGCATTACTCTGTAGGCCAAGAGGTCTACGGAGGGCATACTATCTGCGATATTGTAGAAGAGAAAGATAAGTACAGCATATACATAAGAAAAAACAAAGATGTAATGCCTTGGAAAGATTTCAATAAAAACATGGCGGTGTCTGTTGAGTATAATTTAGAATATTAGTGAAGTCACCGTACAACTATATAATAAAACCTAAAGGTGAAAGATATAAAAACTCTGTGAACGTTGGTGATAAAAAATTAATTACTAACACAGATATATTTGATCACAAGCATGTTAACAGAGAGGCTATAGTTTTAGCTACTCCTAAAGCTTTTGATACAGATATAAAAGAGGGTGATGTAGTAATAGTCCATCACAACGTATTTAGAAGGTGGAACGACGCTAGAGGTAAAGAGAGAAACAGTAAAAGCTTTTTTAAAGAAGATCAATATTTTGTAAGTGAAGATCAAATATTTGCTTATAAACAAGCGGCTAGATGGAGTAGGTTAAAAAATTCGTATTGGAAGCCAACGCAAGGTTTTTGTTTTGTTAAACCTATAAAATCAACTGATAAGTTTTCTCAAGATATTGAAAAGCCTTTAGTAGGTATAGTAAAATATTCAGACGGATCACATAGCGTTGGTGATCTTGTAGGATTTACACCTAACTCAGAGTATGAGTTTATTATTGACAGCGAAAGACTTTATAGAGTCTATTCTAAATTTATTACAATTAAATATGAATATCAAGGAAACGAAGAAGAGTATAATCCAAGCTGGGCATAAAGCTGTTGAAGAGCTAATCAAAGTAGCTCAAGAGCAGATTATTACTCACAGTGAAGACGATGTATCAGCTGATAGATTAAAAAATGCTGCGGCTACAAAGAAGCTAGCTATATTTGACGCTTTTGAAATACTTAATCGTATACAAGAAGAAGAGAATATATTAGAAGGCAAAGAGCCTGAAGATAAAAAAGAAAGAGTGTTTAAAGGATTTGCTGAAGGAAGATCTAAGTAATGCACGAACAAACACTATATAAAATTGTTGAACCAGTTAAGAAGACTACTATAAGTCGACTTAACAAAAAACGTCTATGGAAGTATGGGTATGATAAAGAAAACGATATTGTTGTTATTAGTAAAACTGGAAAAATTGGACAAGTGGTGGAGATTCAAGGTTTGCGAATTGGGCTGCCGAGTGAACCGAAATCAGTGTGTATGTTTGACAAAAACAAATGGCAAAAAGTAGATTATCCTAAAGAATTAAGTAAATTAAAAAACATATTTGACTGGAGAAATTATCCGGAAGAAGCAAAAGAACAGTGGTACGACTATATAGACGAAGAGTTTAAACGTCGAGAAGAAGGCTTTTGGTTTTACAATAACAATAAGCCTACGTATATAACAGGTAGTCATTACATGTATTTGCAATGGAGTAAAATTGATGTTGGCGCTCCAGATTTTAGAGAAGCTAACAGATTGTTCTTTATATTTTGGGAGGCTTGTAAAGCTGATAGCAGGTGCTACGGTATGTGCTATTTAAAAAACAGACGTAGTGGTTTTTCGTTTATGAGTTCAGCTGAGACTGTTAACTTAGCTACAATATCGAGTGACTCTAGATATGGAATACTATCTAAAAGTGGTGCTGATGCTAAAAAAATGTTTACCGATAAAGTTGTACCAATATCTGTCAACTATCCGTTTTTCTTTAAACCGATACAAGACGGTATGGACCGACCTAAAAGTGAACTTGCTTATAGGGTTCCTGCAAGTAAGTTTACGCGTAGGAAAATTACTGCAAACGAAAAGCAGGAAGAGCTGGTTGGACTTGACACTACTATTGATTGGAAAAACACTGGTGACAACAGCTATGACGGTGAAAAGCTTAACTTGCTAGTTCACGATGAAAGTGGTAAGTGGGAAAGACCTGATAATATTCTAAACAACTGGCGAGTAACTAAAACTTGTTTAAGACTAGGTGCTCGTATAGTTGGTAAGTGTATGATGGGATCTACGAGTAACTCGTTAGATAAAGGTGGTGATAACTTTAAAAAACTATACAATGACTCAGACGTCACAAGTAGAAATAGAAATGGACAAACAAAGTCTGGCTTATATTCTTTGTTTATGCCAATGGAATGGAACTTTGAAGGATTTATTGACGAATACGGACAACCTACATTTAATAACCCTAGCGATGATGTATACGGACCAAACGGTGAACTAATAGATCAAGGCGTTATTAATCACTGGGAAAATGAAGTTGAAGGATTAAAGTCAGATCAGGACGCTTTAAACGAGTTTTACAGGCAGTTCCCAAGAACTGAAGAGCACGCGTTTAGAGATGAAACGAAAAATAGTATATTTAATTTAGTTAAAATATACGAGCAGATAGATTATAATGAAGGAATAACTAGCTCTGCTGTTATTAACACTGGTAATTTTCAGTGGGCTAACGGAGTTAAAGATACCTACGTAGTATTCCACCCAAACCCGCAAGGTAGATTTAAAATATCTTGGACACCTCAACCACACCTGCAGAATAAAGTAATAATAAAAAATGGAATTAAATATCCTGGAAACGAACACATGGGTGCCTTTGGCTGCGATAGTTATGATATTAGTGGTACTGTTGATGGTCGAGGATCCAACGGATCTCTTCATGGATTAACTAAATTTAGCATGGAAGATTCTCCTGCTAACGCGTTTTTTTTAGAATATATAGCAAGACCACAAACCGCTGAAATGTTTTTTGAAGATGTATTAATGGCGTTAGTATTTTATGGTATGCCAATATTAGCGGAAAACAATAAGCCAAGATTACTATATTACTTGAGACGTAGAGGTTATAGAGGTTTTAGTATGAACAGACCAGATAGGACTTGGAATAAATTATCTGTTGCTGAAAAAGAAGTAGGTGGTATACCTAACTCTAGCGAAGATATAAAACAAGCTCATGCCGCCGCTATTGAAATGTATATCAACGATCATGTTGGTCATGTAGAAAACGGTAGGTATGGGTCAATGTATTTTAATGACACGTTGAATGATTGGGCAAAGTTTGATATAAACAGAAGAACAAAGTTTGACGCTTCTATAAGCTCTGGTCTAGCTATAATGGCTTGCAATAGACATTTATACGCGCCAAATGCTAAAGTAGAAAGACCAAAAGTGAACATAAATATTGCTAGATATAAAAACGATGGTTATTCATCGACAATAATTAAAAATTAAATATGGCTGAATCAGTATATAAAAATTATTTTCCAAGTCAAGCCGTTAGTGACTTAGAAAAAGTACTACCAGAATATGGTTTAAAAATAGCAAAAGCTATAGAGAAAGAGTGGTTTGAGTCGAATACTATGGGTAACAACTATTCTAGTAGTAGATATTACAACAACAAGAATACGTTTCACAAACTAAGATTATACGCTAGAGGCGAGCAAGGTATACAAAAGTATAAAGATGAGCTTTCAGTTAATGGCGACTTAAGCTACTTAAATCTAGACTGGAAGCCTGTGCCTATCATACCTAAGTTTGTTGATATTGTTGTCAACGGCATGAGTGAAAGAGCTTTTGACGTAAAAGCACACTCGCAAGATCCTTACGGCGTACAAAAAAGAACAGACTACATGCAGCGCATGTTAGATGAAATGCGTACAAAAGATTTCAATAAGTTCTATAAAGACACTTTTAATGTAGATTTATCCTCAGTTCCAGAAGACAAATTACCAGAAACAGAAGAAGAGCTTGAGTTACACATGCAACTTACATATAAACAAGCCGTAGAACTAGCAGAAGAACAAGCTATAAACGTACTGCTTAAAGGCAGCAACTATGATCTTATAAGAAAAAGAGTTAATTATGATTTAACTGTGCTAGGCATAGGAGCTGTTAAAACAAACTTTAATAGATCTGAAGGTGTAGTAGTAGAGTATGTTGATCCAGCTGATTTAGTATACTCGTACACAGACTCACCATACTTTGAAGATATATACTATGTTGGTGAAGTTAAAGATGTACCTATTAACGAACTCGTAAAGCAGTTTCCAAATTTACAAGAAGAAGAAATAAAGAAGATATTAAACTCTAACAACCAAACTTCAGGTAGATACTCAAGAAAATATTCTTACGGTAGAGAAACAGACAGCAATAAAGTACAAGTTCTATATTTTAACTACAAAACGTACATGAATAACGTATACAAAGTTAAAGAAACCGCTACTGGTGCTATGAAAGTTATAGAGAAAGATGATACTTTTAATCCACCAGCAGAAACTCAAGTTAACTTTACAAAACTACAAAAAACAGTAGAGTGTTTGTTTGAAGGCGCTTTTATAATTGGAACTGATATGCTTATACAGTGGCAAAAGGTTGATAACATGATGAGACCTAAAAGCGATTTTAATAAAGTAAAAATGAACTATTCTATTGTAGCGCCTCGTATGTATAATGGTCGTATAGAAAGCTTAGTTAGTCGTATTACAGGCTTTGCCGACATGATACAGCTTACGCATTTAAAGCTACAACAAGTTATGTCAAGACTTATACCTGATGGTATTTACCTTGATGCTGATGGCTTAGCCGAAATAGATCTAGGCAACGGCACAAACTATAATCCGCAAGAGGCTTTAAATATGTTCTTCCAAACAGGTAGTGTTATTGGTAGATCAATGAACGAGCTAGGTGAAGGTAATCCAGGCCGCGTGCCAATACAAGAAATACAAAGCGGTAATGGTGGGGCTAAAATGCAAAGTTTAATAGGCACATACAACTATTACTTGCAGATGATTAGAGACACTACCGGACTTAATGAAGCGCGTGATGGTAGCACTCCAGCAAAAGACGCTTTAGTTGGTGTTCAAAAGTTAGCGGCCGCAAATAGTAACACGGCTACAAGACATATATTACAAGCTGGATTATTCTTAACTAAGTCTGTAGCTGAAGGTTTATCACTTAGAATATCTGACATCATAGAGTACTCGCCTACAAAAGAAGCGTTTATTCAAGCTATAGGAGCTCACAACGTAGGTACGCTTGAAGAGATGGCTAATCTACACTTGTATGATTTTGGTATATTTATAGAGCTTGCTCCAGACGAAGAAGAAAAACAATTACTTGAGAACAATATACAACAAGCGTTGCAGCAGAATAGTATAGATTTATCTGACGCTATAGATTTACGTGAAATTAAAAATGTTAGATTAGCTAATCAAATGCTAAAGATTAGGCGTAAGAAAAAGCTTGACGATGATCAAAAACGTCAACAAGAAAACATAAAAGCACAGTCACAGGCTAATGCTGAAGCTCAGCAAGTCGCTGCTCAAGCAGAAGTACAAAAACAACAAGCTATGACGCAGATGAATGCCCAGCTTGAACAAATAAGAACTCAGTCTAAAACTCAAATAATAACTCACGAAGCTAATGTTAAAAAAGAACTTATGGATCATGAGTTTCAAATTAACATGCGATTAAAGCAAATGGACTTACAGTCTATTAACGGTAAAGAAAAACAAAAAGAAGATCGTAAAGACGAAAGAACTAGAATACAAGCTAGCCAACAAAGCGAGCTTATAGACCAAAGAAAAACAGGTGCACCACCTAAAAAGTTTGAGTCATCAGGTAATGATATACTTGGGGGTGGCATGGGACTAGGTGGTTTTGACCCTAGATAACTATTAACTTATATTATATATTATGGAAGAAAACGAAAACGTTGAAGAAGTTCAAGGCGTAGAGCCTAACGAAGAACAAGTGGAGCAGCCACAAGAAGAAGTAGTAGAGCAAGAGTCGCCAGTGTCTTATAGAGATGATGGTACTATTGTTCTTGATATGAATAAAATAAACGAATTAGAAAATGCCGTTCAGGAGCAAAACGCAGATGAGGTATCTGTTCGCGACCAATCCGGAGTTAGCGAAGAAGTACGCGAAGAAAACATCGAAGCAACAAATGAAGAAGTTGCCGAGCAAAGTGTCCAAGAAGAAGTAAATGATACTGTAGATGCAGCAAACGCGGCTATAGGGCAATCAGCTGCTACTGGTCAGGCATTACCAGAAAATATACAAAAGCTAGTTGACTTTGTAAACGATACTGGCGGAAGCGTAGAAGATTATGTTAGATTAAACCGTAACTACGAAGAAATGGATAATTTAACAGCGCTTGACGAATATTATAGAACAACTAAACCTCACTTAGATGCTGAGGAACGACAATTTCTTATGGAAGAAAACTTTAAGTTTGACGAAGAAGTTGAAGAAGAAAGAGAGATACGTAAAAAGAAAATAGCCTTAAAAGAGCAGGTTGCGGAGGCTAAAGCCTATTTAGACGGGCAAAAGTCTAAGTATTATGACGAGATTAAAGCAGGGTCAAATCTTACTGCCGAGCAGCAAGAGGCGATACAGTTCTTTAATCAGTATAACGAAGAAACGGAAGCGCAGGAGCAATTAGCGAAAGAACGTTCTAATTATTTTATCAACGAAACTAATCAAGTTTTAAACGACAATTTCAAAGGTTTTGAATACAATGTTGATGGTAAAAAATTAAATGTTAAAGTACCTAATCCAAGTGAAGTTGCGAGAAAACAAAGTGACATTAATAATTTTATCAATAAGTTTTTAAACAAAGATAATACTATTAAAGACATTGAAGGTTATCACAAAGCTTTATATGCTGCTATGAATCCAGACGTTATCGCTAGACACTTTTACGAACAAGGTAAAGCTGATGCTATACAAAACTCTGTTGCTAATGCAAAAAATGTAAACATGGATGCTAGACAGTCTTTTGGTAACGAAAGCACAAGTGGAATCAAGGTAAGAGTATTGGGTGATGATACACCTTCGTTTAAATTTAAAAAAAGAAATTAACAACTTAAAAATTATTTATTATGGCAATTAATCCAGGTGGTAGTTTGAACAGTGTGCCTGCTCCACAGAGACAGGCTTTAGCTTCAAACTACTTAGATTTTACTGCGTCTGGCACAAACTGGTCGCAACAATACCTGCCCGATCTAATGGAAAAAGAAGCTGAAGTATTTGGTCCTCGTACCATCTCAGGCTTTTTATCTAAAATCGGAGCAGAAGAGGCTATGACTTCTGATCAAGTTATATGGTCTGAGCAAGGTAGATTACACTTATCTTACAAAGCTGAAATTAAAAGTTCAACTACTATTCAGATTCAGTCAGATATTGACGGAAACAACGAAGATACTACTAACGGTATTTCAGGCTCTGGAGCTAGTATTCCATTGCACGGTATTAGAGTTAACGACACTATTATAGTAGCTACATCCGCTGGTGTATGCAAGGCTATGGTAACTGCTTTTGATGGATCAGATCTAGATTTACTTACTGTAGCTCCTTACGATGCTGCTAACATGTCTGGAACTGCAGGTTCTTCAACAGCTGCTTTAGGCGCTACTGTATTAGTTTATGGTTCTGAGTACGGTAAAGGATCTCAGTATTTTACTAATGCTGCTGCTCCAGCTAGCACTGATTCAAGAGGTGCTAACGAGCCTGACTTTAAAACTTTTACTAACAAGCCAATCATCATGAAGGATTACTACGAAGTATCTGGATCTGATACATCTCGTATCGGTTGGGTTGAGATCACTGGTGAAGAAGGACAGTCAGGGTACTTATGGTACTTAAAAGCTGAATCTGATACTAGAGCTCGTTTCAACGACTACTTAGAGATGTCTATGTTAGAGGCTGAGCTAAACGCTGCTGCTTCTACTTTAGATGGAAACTCTCTTATTAGTGGTTCTAACTCTGGTGCTAATCAAGTTGGTACTGAAGGTTTATTCGCTGCTATTGAGTCAAGAGGTAACATTACTACTGGTGTAACCGGTGTTAATGCCGCTACTGACTTAGCTGAGTTCGATGCAATACTTGCTGAATTTGACAAGCAAGGTGCTATTGAAGAAAACATGTTATTCGTTAATCGTGCTACATCTTTAGCATTTGACGATATGTTAGCTTCAATGAATTCTTACGGAGCTGGCGGTACATCTTACGGTGTATTTGAGAACGACGAAGATATGGCTTTAAACTTAGGTTTCTCTGGATTCAGAAGAGGTTCTTATGACTTCTACAAGTCTGACTTCCGTTACCTAAACGACAAAGCTACTCGTGGTGGTATTAACGATGCGGCTGGTGCTAATGCTATCCGTGGAGTCATTATTCCTGCTGGTACTTCAACTGTATACGATCAGCAATTAGGAAAGAACCTTAAGCGTCCTTTCTTACACGTTCGATACAGAGCTTCTCAAACAGATGATCGTAGAATGAAGACTTGGACTACTGGTTCAGTTGGCGCTTCTACATCTGCTTTAGATGCAATGCAAATTCACTTCTTATCTGAAAGATGTTTGATCACTCAAGGTGCAAACAACTTTATGTTAATGAAGTAAATCACTTTAAGCTACCCTGCCTTTGGGTGGGGTAGTTTTTTTATTAATTTTTATTATATTATATTATGGCAAAGAAACAAGCCGCAGCAAAAGCTGCACCAAAAGTTGAAGTAGCACAGCCGGAAGTTAAAGCTACAAATAAAATGGTTGAAGTAGTTATTGAAAAGCCTCAACCTAAAAAACCTGAGTGGGAAATAAAAGATAGAGTTTACTATTTAAAGGGTAAGAAAAAGCCTTTATCGCACATGATTAGATCAACTAATATATATTGGTTTGACGAAGAAAAAGGTTTTGAAAGAGAGCTTAAGTATTGTAAAAATCAACAAACGTGTTTTGTAGATGAAATGAAAGGCGATCAAAGACTTTCTCACATTATATTTAGAAGTGGAGCTTTATTTGTTCCAAAAGAACAAACAGTTTTACAAAAACTTTTATCTATATATCACCCGCACAAAGATAATATATATTACGAACACAAACCTGTTGAAATTGCAGAAAATCAATTAGATTGGTTAGAGTTTGAAGTACAAGCGTTGATGATAGCTAGAGAAATGGATATTGATATGGCTGAAGCTATTATGAGGGTAGAAAGAGGATCTGAAGTAAATAATTTGAGTTCTAAGGAGCTTAAACGAGATTTATTACTGTTTGCTAAGAGAAGTCCTAGATTGTTCTTAGAACTCACTACAGATGATAATGTACAGCTTAGAAACTTTGGTATTAAAGCTGTAGAAGCTAACATAATAAAACTATCAAGCGATCAACGTTATTTTACGTGGGCGTCTAATGATAGAAAAATTATGACTGTACCATTTGATGAGCACCCATACTCTGCGTTAGCCGCTTGGTTTAAAACAGATGAAGGCATGGAGATTTACTCCAACATTGAGAAACGATTAAATTAATCACATAGTAGAGCAGCCACTCTACGGGGTGGTTGCTTAACTATAAAAATATAACAATGGCAGTAAGTATAGACACAGTATATCAAAAAGTTTTAGCGATAGCTAACAAAGAGCAAAGAGGCTATATTACGCCGATAGAATTTAACTTATTCGCAGAGCAAGCTCAGTTAGATATATTTGAAAACTACTTTGCAGATTTAGATAAAGCACAATTAACTAAAGGTGTATCTACAGAATATGGTGATATGGTAGATACGTTAGCTTCTAAAATAGCACCGTTTCAAAAGTTTAGTGTTGACATGTCTGCTATAGCAAATACGAACGAAGTAACGCTTCCGACGTCTACAGCTGTACATAGATTAGGTACAGTTTTTTACGAAAAAAGTTCAGATAATTTTGTTGAAGTGGAGCGCGTAGAGATAAATGATCTCCGCATGATGCAGCAAACAGGTTTATTTAAGCCTAGCGCTAATAGACCAGTGTACGTTTACAAGACTAACGCTGTATTAAAAATATTTCCTTCTTCAAATACTCCTAGCTATGCTACTTCTAATATATCATGTAATTATATAGCTAAACCTACTACGCCTTATTGGAACTACGTAGTGGTACCTCAGTCTGCGGGTGGTAATGAATACCCTCTGCATGATTCAACTAATACCGTAAACTTTGAACTACACCCATCTGAAGAAGATACATTAGTATTTAAAATACTAGAGCTTGCTGGCATACTACTTAACAAACCAGGTCTAGTAGGCATAGCCGCAGGTAAAGATAAAGACAATAGAAACGTACAAGTAGCACAATAATATGGGATTATTTGAAGGAACAACAGGAAACTATTACGAAGGACCAGATAATAGTTTTAACAGTGGCGATGAAGATTATGGTAATTATCAGTTTACTTCATTAGAGCATGTTATAAATCAATTCATATTAGCGTACGTTGGTGAAGAAAAACTAATAAGTAAAATAAGAAGAGCTGATGTAGCTTTTCACGCTCAAAGAGCACTGCAAGAATTTAGCTTTGATGTTTTTAAATCTACTAAAGCTCAAGAAATAGAAGTACCTGCAACCCTGCAAATGGTGTTACCACACGACTATGTTAACTACGTTAAGCTATCGTTTTCTGACGGCGCCGGAATTAAAAGAGTAATAACCCCAACTAGACTTAGTAGTAATCCAAACGCTGTAACTCAAGGGACCGATGGTAGCTACACGCTTAACACTGACGAAATACAAACGTCAGATTCTGATACTTGGTCTAAATACAAAGGATCAAGTCCTGCAGAAAATCAAACCGCTAATTACGATTATGACGACGACATATACAATGATATTGTTGGTCAACGTTACGGTATAGAGCCGAGTGAAGCTCAAGTAAACGGTAGTTTTTATATTGACGATAAAAAAGGTAAAATACACTTCAGCTCTAACCTGTCTGGTAAAACAGTTATATTAGATTATATTAGCGATAGCTTAGGTACAGATGCTGAAATGAAAGTTCATAAGTTTGCTGAAGAAGCAATGTACAAAAATATAGCGTATGCTATATTGACTACCAGAGCTAATATACCTGAGTTTATAATACAAAGATTTAGACGTGAAGCTTTTGCTACAAAAAGAACTGCTAAGCTTAGATTATCGAATATTAAGCTACAAGAAATAGTACAACAATTAAGAGGTAAAGCTAAACATATAAAACACTAATACATGCCTGAATTAAATAGAAGTTTTATTAAAGGCAAGATGAATAAAGACCTTGACGAAAGGTTGTTGCCACCTAACGAGTATAGAGACGCTATGAACATTACCGTTTCTTCTTCAGAGTCTTCTGACGTTGGTGCTATTGAAAATTTAAATAGTACTAAATTTTTAGATAGCTCTGGATTTCAAAAACCATTAAACAACGCTAGAGTAACAACCGGCCAACTAGGGGGTCAAAACATTATTTGCAGGTTTGAGAATGTAAATTTTTTATATCCTGGAATAAAAAACACAGGATCTGATCTTGGTTATCTTTTTCAACCAGCTCAAGTAGTAGGCGCTAAAGAAGATACAACAACAAACAGAATATATTATTTTGTTGCTAATGCAGCGGGTTTTGAAGCTAGCACAAGCTTTGATGGAAACACAATTTACACCGGCGTTAAGTCTGATTCTATACTAGAGTGTACGCCTAACAAGCTTAATTATAGATTTCCTAATAGATCTATACTTCCAGTTTTTACAGACGCTTATGAAGTTAGATTAGCGCCAGACTCATTTACAGGCACAGGTTTAACAGGTGGAAATAATCCTGATGGATCTACTAAATCTAATGCGCTAGCTGTAAACATCAATGGTATCGAAGAAGGCATGACTGTTAGTGCTTTAAGTTCTAACAGACAACCATTAAGACCTAACGATTTTGATGGTGTAGTAGTTACTAATGTAACTATTACAAACTTTAACAATGAAACTACAAACAAGTTAAGCTTAACTTTTAATAAATCTATAACCTTATCAGCTGCAGAGGTAAACGAGGGCGCTGTATTAGTTTTTAGAAAACCAAGAATATTAAATTTCATAAGTGGTATAGGTAACAATTACACTGATGCTAATGGAGATACTATAACTTCCCCAACGCCAAAAGGTATAATAACAGCTATAGACGTTTTTGACGGTATGCTATTTTTTACTGATGGTAGAAACGAACCTAAAAAAATAAATATAGAACGTTGTTTAAAGGGGACTATAAATATTTTTCCTGTCGACAACTTTGGAGGTATATTTTCTACTACTAGATTAAGAATACCTACTAGGCCTAAATCAACTTTAACGTCAGGCGCTGGTTGGAACTCAGCTTTAAATAATACAACTAGAGCTAAACCTATGACAGAAAAACATTTGACTGTTATCAGGCCGGCACCAACACTTCCGCCTAAACTATATATGTCTTCTAGCACAAGACCATCGGCTGCAGGTTTTGCCGCAACTACAAGCGTTGCTACTAGCAATATAAATCTAAGCGGTGATGGCTTAAATCCAACAGTAAGCAACGAAGTTACTATACTTACTACTGCTACTCATGGTTTTGTAATTGGAGATCAAGTTAATGTTTTACATACTTCAGATGAAAGTGGAGGTACTGAAAACGGTATTAGAGGTCTTGTAACAGAAGTTACAGCTGGTATAGGTATTAAAGTTCGTGTTTCGTCTATAGTTGGAACAAACGCTAACGCTTCTGCCGCGCATAATATAGACTTAATAACAGATAGTGATCAAATATTATTTAAAGATCAATTTGTTAGATTTGCGTATAGATATACTTATCCTGATGGTGAAGTATCTTCGCTGTCGCCTTTTTCTCAACCAGCTTTTTTACCTGGAAATTACTCTTATGATGCAAAAGAAGCGTTTAACAAGGGTATGGAAAACACTTTACGCTATTTAGTAATACATGATTTTGCGCCAGGCAATATGCCGTTGGATGCTGTTGGTATAGATATACTTTATAAAGAAGATATATCACCTAACATTTATTTTGTTAGAAATATAAAAGGATGTAAGCTTTTTACTCAAGGATCTACTTCTAATCCTTTTCTACCTGCTGATCCTGAGTTTAACGCAAATGGTTTTATAAGTCCAGATTTATTTAATAGCGGTAGTTACAGTGATTGGGTTTCATTTGGAACTGGTATATCGCCAGCTGTAGGTGGTAATAGAGGCGCGATTGTTATGCAAGCAGAGCAATTTGGCTCTACAATACCATCTAATCAGTTGCTAAGAAGTTACGACAATGTTCCTAAAACTGCTAAAGCTCAAGCTATAAGCGCTAATAGATTAATATATGCTAACTACACGCAAGCTTACGATTTAATTCAAAGCTCGAGTAGCAATTCACCCGCGGTTAGACCTAAAATAAATTTAAAAGTAAGAAATCTTAGTGCTATAACTAGTCCAACGCCTGAGTCTTCTATAAAGAGCCAAAGAACATATCAAGCAGGTGTAGTATACAAAGGGCCTCATGGAAGAGAAACATCTGTACTAATCGACAAAGAAACTTCAGTAACTTCTTCTATAAATCTTTCTGATCAAAAACTAAGACTAGCGGTAAACATAGAAAATTCACCTCCAATATGGGCAACACACTACAAAGTGTATGTTAAAGAAACTTCCAACGAGTATTATAACTTAGCAATGCATAGATCGTATTCTATGGGTGAAACTGAAGGAGATACAGAAACGCCTAATGAAGACTATGTAATATTAGCTTTTCAATCAGTTGATAGAAACAAAATACAAGAAGGTGATTTTTTATCTATTAAAAAAGGAAGAGCGGCTAACGCTGTAAACTATAAAGCTGTTGATAATAAAATAAAAGTTCTTGATATATTTAACGAGGCTCCACAAGGTATGACGCCAGCGGCTTCTGCTCAAGATAAAGAAGGTAAGTTTTTTGTTAAAGTTAAAAATATAGCTGGACTATTAACAGGTTCAGGTGGTGAAATACTAAGCTCTGGAACAAGTGGAATATCTGGACCTTTTGATGCTGATGTGCATACAGGTACAAACGTAAACGAGTACCCGGCTGTATTTGAAGTTTTGCCTTCACCAGACAGAGATGTAAACTTATACTACGAGGCCACTCAATGTTATCCTATAGAATTAACAGAAGATACTATATGTGAGTGGGTTAACCCAGGTGATAAAGTAATTGGTTTTGACTATGTATCAGGCGCTTCTGGCTCTGTAGGTTTAGCTGCTAAAAGGTTAGACAACGACGCCGCGGCTAACGCTTATGTAGATACTATAACACCTCCTTTCACGGGTACTAATAATAACGACGCTTGGATGCTAACGTTTAAAGACGAAGCTGGCAACGCTGTCGCTTTTGATTTTCAAAACAATTCATACTTAGGAACTTTACACTTTCAAAAAGAGCTCGGCTCGTTTAATATATCAAGTATATTTTTTGGACACAATGCTAATGGCTATAACACAACTGGTGGTGGTTCTAGCGGCAACACTAACGGTGCTAATAATAATAAAGTATACATAAAGAAAACGACTGTAGAGCCTAGTGAAATTGTACTTCCTTGGTTTAATTGCTATAGCTTTGGAAATGGGGTTGAGTCTGATAGAATTAGAGATGATTTTAACGCAGCAACAATAGCCAACGGTGTAAAAGCTTCTACTACCTTTGAAGATTATAAAGAAGAAAAAAGAGAACACAGTTTTATATTTTCTGGTATATTCAACGCTACTTCTGGAGTTAATGAATTAAATCAGTTTATACAAGCAGAGCCTATAACAAAAGATTTAAATCCTCTATATGGTAGTATACAAAGGCTAATTTCTAGAGATACTGATATAGTTGCTTTGTGTGAAGATAAAATATTAAAAGTTTTAGCCAATAAAAACGCTTTGTTTAATGCTGACGGCAATACAAACGTAACTTCAAACACACAAGTTCTTGGTACAGCAATACCTTTTAACGGAGAATATGGCGTTTCTACTAACCCTGAATCAGTAGTCCAGAGTGGATATAGAGTTTATTTTACAGACAAAAATAGAGGAGCCGTGCTTAGACTTTCTATGGACGGTTTAACACCTATATCTGACTACGGCATGTCTGATTATTTTAAAGATACTTTAAGGGATGCAGAAACATGTATAGGTAGTTATAACGGTAGATTAGATGAATACGATTTGTCAATACACTCTATCGCTACTACGGCTGGCATAAAAACAGTAGATACAATAGCGTTTAATGAAAAGGTCAATGGTTGGTCTAGTTTTAGATCTTACGCTTTCGAGCAGGGTTTAAGTTTAGATGGTCAATACTATACGTTTAAATATGGAAATATATATGAACACTCTTTAGAAAATATAAAGAATCATTTTTACGGTATAGTTTCAACTAGAACTAGTAACAGCGGGGTAAATTCTACGGTCAAAAGCCCAATAAACCCTAATATACAAGTTGGTGACGTAATATTTTCTTCTAACGCCAGTGATGGTAATATAAATGAGTCTGATGGACTGTTTCCTAACAACACTATTATAACAGCAATAAACGGAAACCAAATTACAACATCGACTCAGCCAGCAATAATTAGCGGTGGAACTACTACGACAGGTAGTCTTATTGTTACTCAAGGTACTTTTTCAAACAGCACTGTTACAACTATATTTAACGATGCTCCTAATTCTGTTAAGAGTTTTCAATATTTAAAATATGAAGGCAGTCAAGCAAAGATAATAATGCCAAACGTTGTAACTATTGAAGCTGGCTCAGGAACAAGTACAAGTAGCGACACCATAGTGATTGGACTTAGTGGTGGCTTGCCTATTCATGGCTCTGCAGGCGCTGTAGCTGTTGGTCAAAACGTCTCTTTAGCGGATGGCACTTTTATAGGAACTGTTAAAAGCATAGACGGCACAACAGTAGTTTTAACTAGCAACGCGGCTGCTACTGTAGGACTTGGCGTGACTTTGCTTTTTTCAGACAATCTATATTACAACAACAGAGCGCAAAATGGATGGTTTGCTTCTTCTGTTGAAACAGATATGCAGAGCGCTAAAGTATTAGAGTTTATTAAAAAAGAAGGTAAGTGGTTTAATTATTTTAAAGGTGTAACATCTTCTTTTACTAATCAAAACAATATAAGTGATGCTATAGGAAATATAGACTCTCAAGAATTTTCTGTACAAGGTATAGGTAGGGTTAATGGGGTTCCCTCTGTAGCCGATGGTGATACAACACCAGGATCGCTTTTTAATATTCAGCTTAAAACAGACGAGGCCATAGACAACGCGCCAACACCTAACGTATACACCGTATCTGAAGATATACTTATTCAAGGAGTTACTTCAGTAGCTAACAGCAACGACAGTTCTACAGGTACTATAACATTTACACCAGCGCAATCACCTACTACGTTTTTAACTATATCACCCGCTATTAACCAAGGTATAGCTGCTAGTGAATTTTTTGTTAGAGGCGGTACGTCAGGAGATACAAGTGACGCTGCGTCTGGAACTACGTTTACCCATGGTACTAATGGAATAAATTTGAATAGCTCTAACAGCGACAAGCCTTTAGATTCTATTGTGTTTACTGATACTGGCACGCCCTTTGCACCTGGAAATACTGTTAAAATGTCTTTTGTTTTTGAAGACACTACTTACACGGCGGACAGAGTTTATGAAATACCTATAAAAAGATTTACTAATGAAGTTGAAATACCACAATCACCTCTGTTTAGAAGTAATCATTTTGTTGAAGTTCAAATTAGAGCAAATAGCGGTGGAGACAGCACGTTAACTTTTCCTTTTATAAAGTCTACAGCTTTAGTATTCGGGCCTGTTACTAGTGACGCTACAGTTGTTATAGACGAATCGCCTGTTGGTACACCCGTTACAAGTGATACGTTAGGTAACTTTAGCGCTGGAGATTTAGTAACAGGTACAAATGTAGATTCTGGTCAATCAGTAGATAGTATAACTAACGCAACTACTTTCGAGCTTAGCTCTGCAGATTCAATACTTAATGATACTACGTTAACAATTAGTGGATTTATTAGTAGTGATATTTACAGTTTTGTATCTACGCAAAACGATCTTCAAACTAACATAGGTAGTGATGAAAGAGGAGTTGGATGTGTACTTGTAGGCCAACCTTTTGCAACGCAACCCAACACAATAGTTACTCTTCAGCTTTCTGCTGGTACTAATAAAAAGTTTACAACAAGCTTCGTCAATAACAGTGGTTTTGGAGACGTGTATATCGAGAACACTGGGTTTCCAGAGTTTAATGATGATTTAGAAGTAACGCAAGAGTTTATTAATGACGCAAGTGGGAATGCTATAACTTTAAGAATAAGAATTAAAATAAATCCTCAGTCTAATTTTGAAGACTTTTTGCAAACAGGTTTGTCAACAAAAATAGTTATAGGTGGAAAAACAGGAACTGAAGACGGACTAGTAACAGATATATCATAATGGCAACATCAACAGTAACATATAGCTTTAATACAACAATAAATAGATCTGTGCAAATAGGTGATGTACTTTACTATGCCGCTGTTGGTGTAGATGAAGTTTTTTTTGGTAGTGGTCCAAGCAGCAGTACAGACACTAAACCAGTAGACACTGTAGCTAATTATAATAAGATAAAAAGAGCTGGCGTAATAACATCAATAACTAGAACAGCTAGCGGTGGCTCTATAGTTATAGAACAAGATGTTTTAGTTTCGCTACCTGCTGATGGTGATTTTATATTTTTTAGTAAAGAAGCTTCTGTAAACAACTCAAACATGTTAGGTTACTTTGCCGAAGTAAAGTTTGAAAACAACAGTAATAAGAAAATAGAACTATTTAACATAGCTACAGACATATTTGAAAGTAGCAAATAAGTGTAATAGTAAACATATAAATTTAATTAAATGAATCAATTAGAAAAAACTGAGCATAGGCTAGCTATGCGAAGTAAAATACAAAAGCTAGAAGACGATTTGTTAGCATTGGCTAACGATGCTGACATTGTAGCTGGTGATAACGAGGGGAAAGGTAATAAGCTAGCCCCGCTAAAACACACTTTCGCAGACGGCATATATGTTAGGCAAATGATTATGCCTAAAGATACAGCTGTTATAGGTAAAATACACAAGAGAGATCATGTTTGGTTTCTGCTTGAAGGCTGCATCTCTGTAGCGACAGAAAATAAAATAGAAGAGTATGAAGCTCCTTGCTATGTAGTCTCTACAGGTGGAAGCAAGAGAGTAATACTAGCGATAGAAGATTCTATATTTATTAATATACATCCAAATCCTAGTAACACTCAAGATCTTATTGAATTAGAAAAATATAACGTAGCTAAGGACTACGAAGAGTACGAACAATACATTAAAAAACAATAATATGTCATTTGCAACAGTAGCAATAATAGGTGCGGCAGCTGGTTTAGCTCAAGTAGGTATTGGCTTAAGTAGAAGAAAAAAAGCTAAAAAAGATTTAGAAGATGCTAAACTGGCCCAACAAAAAGCTTTAGAAGATTTTCAAAATCAAGAAATAAGTAATCCATACGAAAATTTAGAGAATACTTTTGAAGATCTAACAGTCAACACCCAAGCAGCAGAGTTCGAAGCTAAGCAAAATCAGCAAGCTCAAGCAGATATTATGGGTAACTTAAAAGGTGCTGCTGGTAGCTCTGGTATCGCAGGTCTTGCTCAAGCAATGGCAAATAAAACTAGCGTGGATTCTGAAAAAGCTTCAGCTAAAATGGCTCAACAAGAGTCTGCTAACGATCGTATGAAGGCTCAAGGTGCTGCTAGCGTACAATCACAAAAAGCTGCAGGTGAAGCTTCAAGACAGCAAAGAGAGTTAGCTAGAGATGAGGCCATACTAGGTATGAAAATGGGTGAAACAGCGGCTAACCAGCAAATGGTAGCTGACAATAACGCTATGATTATGGGAGGCATTGGAAACGTAGCTAGTGCTGGCATGCAGTACGCTGGCGGCGGTATGACTATGAAAAGACGACCAAAAGGTAAAATTAAAAAAGCTAAAAAGAAGTAAGTATGGCTGAAGGAACAAGTTTAAGAGAGTTAGCTTACAAAGCTGCTTATAGTGATCGTACTTCAGGTATGAATGACTTAGCAGACGGTGTAATGAAAACCTACGAAAAGTTTGCCGAGCCAATGGCTAAAGCTGCAGCTCAACGTCAAGCTGCTAGACAAGAAAAAAGAGAAGACAAAGGAGAATTTAGAGACGCTGGGTACTCTAGAGGAGAGGCTAGAAGGGCTGTCAATAAGGGTGAGTTTCCTAAGTTTGATCAAGACGGAAATAAAATACCAGACTCTTTGCAAACTCCAGGCACTCCTGATGACAAAGACGGCGATGGTATTCCAGATACTATAGATGCGGGTTATGATCCTCAAGGAGAAGATATATATGACAACCCTTATATAACAAAGCCATCACCTAGTACTATGCGTAGCCCTATTAAAAATCTTGCGGCTGGTGCTTTTGCTGCAGCCTACAATTCTAGTGATAAGAATATGAGCGCTCAAATAGACTCAGTTAAGAAGTCTATACAAAAAGTTTCTGCGCAGCAGAAAAAAGTTTTGGTTGATAAAGTGGTAGCTGAACTAGAAGATTTTGTTCCAGAAAACGTAGACACACAAGGCTTTTCTGGGTTTAAAAATGGCAGTGTTGCTGTTCAAAACTTTGGTCTTGATTTAAAGAAAAAATTAGCTGAAAAGAAAAGCGAAGCTATAAAGTTAAATCCTTACTCTGAAGATTATAAAAAAATTATAGGTGAAATTGACGCTATAACAAATTCTTCGAAAATGTTAGCTATGGAGAAAACAAGGTTATCAAACTTAAAAAAAGAGTGGGGTAAATCTTCAGACAAAGCGGAAAACTTATATTCTAAAGGATCTTCTAAAAAAACAATGAGCTACTTAAATCAAGTTATGAGCAACACCGCTGGCATGACGCTAAACGAGCAGGGTCAAGCTCAGTTTACGGTAGCTAAAGTTGATAACAAAGGAAACTTTGTGTACGAAGTTAACTTAGACGGCTCAAGCCCGGCTCTTCAAACAGAAACTATAACGATTCAAGATTTAAACAAAAACTTATATCAAAAAGTTGACGTGTCTAGCGAAGTAAAAGACTATCATCAAATGTTAAGAAAAGACATAGTGGATAAAGTCAACTTTAATAAAGGTGGATCACAAAGTTTTTGGAGCGGATTAATTGCGCCTGAGTGGGAAACAGGTATGAGCGATGGCGATTTATTGTCTTTCATACATGACAGGCCTTATAACATGTACTCACAAACTTCTTTTTACGACGACTTTACTAGCTATTTTAAAGGTAAGCAGCTAGAAATAACCGCAGATGGCGAGCCTTTGGTTATGACTAAAGACGCTATAGACATACTGTTTGATCCTGACACTAGAGACTGGGATGCTAAAACTCAAGACGGCAAAACTGTTAGAGAGTATATACGTGAAGAGCTAGTTAATTATTACTCTAGAAAAAGTGAACAATACTACTACTACACTTCTAGAAAGCAAGACCCTACAAGTAATACTATTGGTACGGCTATAAGCCAGGTTAACCAAGAATTTAGCAATTAAATTATGGAAAGATATAATGTAGAAGGGCAACTATACGACGTTGCTCCACATAGATTAAATGATTTTTTAAACAAGTTTCCCAACGCTGCAAAAGTTGAAAGCTTGGAAAAGACAAGCGACGTTGCGACGCAGGATGCCCCTGTAGCGTCGAAAAAAAATATGGCATCCAGCTCGGTAAATTATTTTTCGGAATCATTATCAACAAGATTAGCGATAGTAGAACAGCTAGGTAAAGCTGACACAGGTCAAGTATCACCACTAAAGCAAAACATGCTGCCTATGGGCCCTGAGATAGGCCACTATACTGAGATGCAGATGTTTGCAAAAAGTGGTAATCCAGCAAATAAATTTGAAAGAGGCGTAACAGAAGTAAAAGAAGTTGAAACTGTTCAAACTGATTCTGGTGAGTTAGAATTTGAAGTAGGAGAAGATAGAGCTAGAAGCATAGAAGAAATAAATCAAGTTCTTGAAGACAATAAAAAACAACTAGAAGAAGCTCAAGCTTTAGAAGAAGATAAAAAAAGACAAGAAGAAATAAGAGTAATTAACTCAAAGATAGCTGCAGCTACAAATAATCCTCAGTATAAAGAACTATCTACTAAGCTGCAAAACTTACCTGTAATGAGTACTGAGGCTGTTGAAATACAAGAGCAGCTAAATAAAATGGTTGAGGTTGAATATGAAAAGCTTTACGATACTACTTCTAAAACAAAGAGCGATTACGACTATGTTAACAATTTAGCTGATGACATACAAAAAAAATCTCCTAAAACTACTAATGAAGTTGATGTTTATTTAAACGTTGACGGTGAGGTTATTGGAAACAATATTGATAATGAGGTCGTTCCAGACGACGCTGTCAAAGTACAAAAAGGTATTAGATCAACACCTAACTACGACAATATTAGTTTTGCCGATAAAGAAATATTAACAAAGAAAAAAGAATACGAAAGAGTATTAGAAATATATACTACTACAGAAGGTTTAGACGGTAGCTTTTTAAACATTAGCGTCGGAGACTTAGGGCCTTTAAACGGTTTCAACTACCTGCCTTTAAACGATTTATTTGATGGCTTTGACTTAATGAAGAACATACCTGAAAAAGAAAGGTTTGAAGTTGCTGAAGAAATTAAAAGAGAAATAATTGGTATTGTATCTAACCTAGAAGAAGGTAACGGCATTGAGATGGCAATGCGTTTAGACAAGGCTGGCTCTTTAAAAAGCATATCTTTACAAGAAAGAAAAAGAATAATTCAACAAGCGCAAAATAATGTTTTAAATAGAAGAACTTTAAAAGCAAACAAAGGTTTTGAAGAAGTAATTGAAAAACAAAAAATATTTGAAGCTAACTACAATATATTTAAAAATGATAGTGAAGAAAAAATTAAAGAATATTCTTTAAAGTTTCAAGACATAAATAATAAGTTTGAAATTCTTGGTCCTGTAGATGAAAACTCTCCTATTGAATCTATAGAAGCTTATAATAATTTAATAAATCAATACCAAGCCTTAAACACAGAGTACTCTCAAACGCTAGATAGTTTTACGCAAAGAGAAAACTTTTTAAGATCGCGCAGCAATAATGTGAATGGTTTAGTAGAGTCAATTACAGAAGACTACGTGAACTCTTTAATAGAGTTAGATTACAATGCTATAACACAAGAGTTTAACAATAAACCGTTTGAAGAAACTACACAAGCGTTTAAAGAGTACAAAGAAAGATTTTATAATAGAGCTCAAAACGCTGATAACGCTTTTGCAGGTTGGATGTATAGAAATGTTGACACAGCTTTATTGTTTGGTGAAAAAGCTATAAATCAACTTTCTTATATTAATCCTTTTGTATTTGGAACTTGGCTTGGTGGAACTCTCACAGACGTTTTTGATCTTGATGACATGGCCGCAGGCCCTGGTAAAAAGGTAACTAACACAGATGTTATAATGAGACAGCTGTTTCCTAGAGAAGGATTTGTTAATTTTTACACATCAGAAGAAGTAGAAACTATTAAAAGAGAAGATTTTGATCGAGCTATAAAAACTGATTTTAAATCATTTCTTAACGAAGATTATTTAGGTAGAAAAGCATTTAATACAATAGCTACTTTAATACCGTACGTATACGGTGTAGCAAAAATAAAAACAATAAAATCTATAAAAGACGTACCTAATCTTTACAAAAACGGTTATAAAAAGTTTTTTAACAAATCAAAAGGAGTTAGAAAAGTTAGAAGTAACGTTCAAGTAGCCAGAGATTATAACATGCTTGTTAATACTCAACGCATGTTAACTTTTGACATGTATCACATGGGCCTTGACAATGGGCTTAGTAAAGAAAAAGCTTTAGTGTTTGGATCTGTTTCTTCTACTATAACAGGCCTTACGCAAATGATAATGCCTGATCAATATTTTTTTAGTGGAGCAAAAGCTAACGCTGTATTAAAAACTTTTTCAGGTTCTCTAGCAAGGGCAAAAAATAAAGAGGCAGCAAATGCAGCTGTAGGGACTTTTGTTAAAAATATATTTAAAGAAATTGGTGAAGAAGAGTTAGATTACTTTGCTCAAGAAACATTAAAACACGCTTCATTTTTACACCACGATCCTCAGTACTTAAACGCCGCGGCGCACATGGAGCTAATGTTTGCTACAATAGGTTTGAGCGGTAGCATAGGTTCTGTTGGTGCTACAAGACAGTATAAGGCTGAAAAGAAGCGTCTAGATAAAATGATGTTATCTGAAAGATATGAGATTGATGCTATGCTTCAAGATCGCATAGAAACAGCTAGAAGAAAAGCTGATATTATTAAAAAGCTTCAAGGCATGAGCCAAGCTGAAAAAAATCGTAGATTAGAAAGCTTGCAAGAAGATATTGATCAGGCTCAAACCGCTAGAACATACAACACCACTTTAAGAACAGCTCAAAGAATAGCACCTAAGTACGTAAACTACGAACAGCTTGAGCTAATAAGACAGAGAGTACAACTAGAAAACGAATTAAAAGGTACTAAGACTGAGTTTGAGAAAAAAGAAATTAGAGAAAAAATAAAAGGCTTAGAAACTGAATTTGAAAATGCTAAAGTTCAAAAGGTAGCTGATCAAAACTTAGATGAAACTATAAAGTCTGTAGAAGAAATAACTCAAGGCGTTAACTTTTTGGTTGCTGACGATGTTACTCAAGCAGAAAATATAATAAGACAGCTTAACGAAGCCGCCAAAGAAACTAACAAAGAGCTAGGTTATGATAAAATGCAAGTGCTTGATGAATCTCAAATTAAAGAAGCTGCAGAACAAGAAGGCTTTAACTTTGATGGTGTTAAAATAATAAACAAAGAAGTAGCTAGATCAACTAACGCTACTAACGTTGCTGCTCATGAGCTTTTGCATGATATAGTAAGACAAACAGTTGAAGCAAATCCAGAAGTAGCGCAGCGTATTGCTCAAGCTTACGGAGAGCTATTGATGAGTATAAATCCTGAGCAAGTATTAAATAGTACTTTTAAAAGAAAATTAGATTTATATCAAACAACACAAAACGATGTTCGTAGGATAATAGCTCAAAACCCTGGGGCTACTGACGTAGAGATACAAGCTTTAATTGATCAACAAGTAGGGCGAGACGTGCACCAGCAAGCTATAGAGGTTTTAACCTTAGCATCTGACGCTTTTGCTACTGGTGATTTAGACTTTGATCAAATGAATAAAAGAGGCGCGTCTGATATATTAAGAAGAGTGCAGCAAAACTTAGAGGGTACGTTTTTAAATAGATGGTCTATAGAAGTAGAGTTTAACGATGCTAATGACGTGTTTAACTTTATAAAAGACTATAACGTTAGTATTAAAAAAGGTAAACTAACAAAAGCTCAAAAGAAATTATTTGATCAAAAAATAGAAGGCAAACTAACAGAGGGCGGTGTTGAAGTTGACAGTAGAGCTATACAAGAGTCTAGAAGTGAAAGAGCTTATCAAACGGTAGAGAGTAGAAAAGAAGCTTTATTAAATCCTAAAACTACAGACAGAACAGCTATACAAATAGCTTTTGATTTACAAAACGATATAGAGAGACGTATGCAGTTCTTAGAAGGTATTGATATATCTGAAGTTGCTCTTGAGTTTATGACAGACACTGAAAGTGAAAGAGGTTTACCTGCTTTACTTAGAAAATATAACCCTCAAAGAAACGAAAGCATAATGGGTTATTTAAATGCTTTTGTTCCAGGCACTGGTAGAAGCCTGTTAGATGTTAGACTTCAAGAGTTTTACGAAAAAGATCCTAGGTATGCTAACATAATACAATCGACAACTGAGGAATCTACAGGTAGAAAAGTAGAACAACAACAACAAGAGGAAAAAGATAAAGAGGAAAAAGAGAGGCTAACAAAGTTAAAAGTATTAACTGAATCTTTAAACGTAGTAGAACAAGTTCAGCAAGAGGTAAAAGATGCTAATATTGATGAAGCTGCTTTAACTAGATTTGGAGATGTTCCTAACGCAGCCGCAAACACTGTAGGTGAACTGTTTGGCATATCACCTAAAAAAATAAAAAGTAAAGCTAATTTAACTGGGCCTGAGGTTAGGGCTGCCCAACAGTTTATACTAAAAAATGCTCAGTTAATATTAGATGCTTTACCACAAGGCTTTGACTCTGATAAAAAATCTACAGGAGTACCAAGAACTATACTTAACGCTTTGTATAATAAGCGATCTTCAAGAGCTAAAACAAAAGCTGGAGAATTTAATCAAATAAAAAGAAATAATATAAAAGTTTCAGAACTATTAGAGTTAGTAGATATAGTAGATGGCACTCCTACGCGTAATAGGAATACATCTGCGAGAATTATTGCGCTAGCAGATCTTCTAGGTAAGGTCATGACAAATCAACAGCTTAGAATTAATAATCCCGCTTTAGCAAGAATATCTGATGGTATGTCGCCTGTTATGTTTTCAAAATCTTTAAACCAAGATAGAAGTGGTGTTATAATGAGATGGCCTGGCATATCTCAAGAGTACGGCTATGATCAAATGGATCTTACAGATATAGATGGTGACAGGCAGGCTATGATAGACTGGATTAAAGAAGTTGGTAGTAAAGACATGCCGTTGAGCTTTTGGAAAACAGTATTAGTAGGCTCTGGTGGTAAAGGAACTAGAGTTGATATTGACGGCGTAAGAGTAAGAAGATATGATTTACTTGATGGTAGTACAATACTAGAAACAGACCCCAACTTTGAGGCTAGTAGAATAAACCACGTGCCAGCTAGCCCAAAACATTTGTTTGCAAATGTAGATCAGATGTTGGAGGCGTTTAAGGATATAGAGTTTGTTGAAGAAACAGACTTATCAAAAGCTTTAGCTGGAAGAAAGCGTTATAGCAAACAGTCTAATGAGTGGGCTCAAAAACAATTTAATAATCCAAAAGTAATAAAGTTTCTTAATGACTCACAAGCTGCGTTTATAAACACTTGGCTTACTATTCAAGAGGGTGTTAAAAACAAAGAGGCAAGAAAATATTGGGCCGCAATACTTGAAACAACGGCTGTTGGTCAAAACAACTTTATAAGAACAAACTCTACTTATGGATTTCATAATACTTTAGGATTAGAAAACAGAGAAGAACACGCCGCGCCCGCTACAGAGCACGCTCAAGTTCTTTGGACGCTAGCTCTTGATGGTGTTTTAACAGAAGGCTTGTTGCAGACTATGAACGAAAATTTTGTTCAAGGGGCTTTGCCAAAGATATTTGACGACTTGTTAGGAGATTACAAAGACGCTATACCGTCAGAATATCATCACGACGTGTTGTTTGGTCGTATACCATATTGGATTAGGTATATAAACCCTGTTGTTAACAAACAAAAATACGAGCTAGACGGTAAGTTTTACTATGGTATAAATCCTAACGTAATAACTTTACCTGGAAATGTCACTTTAGCACAAGAGTTTAGTGTTGGTGTTGATGAGTCATTACACATGAATCAAGATGTAATCTCAATGCAGCAAGACTTATTGTTTGATATATTCTTAGGTAACATAACGCAGCAAGAAGCTAGAAGTAAAATAAACAAGTATGTAAACAACAACTCTGTAAAAGTTAAAACTGAGCTTGACACTAGACTAGAAAACTCTGAAGTAGCGTATAGGTATAGTAGATCTGAAAGACAAGCAAGAGGCGCTTCAGTTTTTGACTTTGACGAAACGCTTATTATAGACGGCGAAAACTTTATTATAGCTACAAATCCTGAGACTAATGAAAAAATTAGAATAAGCTCAGCTTCTTGGCCAATAAGAGGGCCTCAGCTTGCTGCTCAAGGTTATGAGTTTGATTTTACAGATTTTGTAAACGTCAGAGGCGGAGTTGATGGTCCACTTCTTCAGAAGATGAAAAATCAAATAAATAAATACGGCGTTGATAATGTCTTTGTATTAACTGCAAGACCAGCTGAATCTGCTACAGCAATACACGAGTGGCTTAAAACTAAAGGCATTAGCATACCGTTTAAAAACATAACAGGTTTAGGCAACAGCACAGGTGATGCTAAAGCCGCTTGGATGTTAGATAAGTATGAAGAAGGGTATAACGATATGTATTTCGTTGACGATGCTTTACCTAATGTTGAAGCCGTGCAGCACGTGTTTGATCAACTAGATATTAAAGGTAAATCTGTACAGGCAAGAATAGATTTTAGTAAATCTTTAAACAGTGAGTTCAACAATATGCTTGAAAGAACTAAAGGTGTTGAAGCTGTTAAAACGTTTTCAAGAGTTGAAGCTATGAAGCGTGGTAAAAACATAGGTGGTTTCAAAATATTTATACCACCTTCTGCAGAAGATTTTACAGGTTTATTACGATATTTTGTAGGTAAAGGCAAGCAGGGCGACGCTGACATAAAGTTTTTTGAAGAAGCTTTAGTTAAACCTTTTGCTAGAGCAGATCGTGAAATGGCTCAAATGAAGCAAGGTATTAGAGATCAATATAAAGCTTTAGGTAAAAAGTTTCCAAGCGTAAAGAAAAAGTTAGGTAAACTTACAGATGAAAAAGGGTTTACTTTTGACAACGCTATTAGAGTTTATTTATTTAATAAAGCTGGATATGAGATACCAGGATTATCTAAGACAGCTGAAAAAGCTTTAGTAAGACTAGTAAAAGGCGATGCTGATCTTAGAGCTTATGCTGACGCTATAGGTGCTATTACAAAACAAAAAGAAGGCTACATTGCTCCCGATGAATATTGGAACGTTGGTAATATAGCTCAAGACTTACAAAACGTAGTAAATAAAGTTAGTAGAAAACAGTTTCTCGAAGAGTGGAAAAGTAATGTAGACGAAATATTTACACCTGAAAATTTAAATAAAATAGAAGCTGTATACGGTAGTGATTTTAGATCTGCCTTGCAAGACATACTTTATCGTATGGAAAGCGGACAAAACCGTAGGCGTGGAGCTACTAAGTTTGAGAACCAATGGAACAACTGGATTAATAACTCTGTTGGTGCTATAATGTTTTTTAACGCTAGATCCGCGGTGCTACAAACAATATCAACAGTTAACTTTATAAACTTTGATGATAACAATATATTTGCTGCTGGTAAAGCTTTTGCTAATCAAAAACAATATTGGAAAGACTTTAGCTTTTTATTTAACTCAGACTTTTTAAGAAACAGACGTGCTGGATTAGCGACCAACGTAAACGAAGCAGAGCTTGCTAGTGCCGTAGCTGGGGCTAAAAATAAAGCTAAAGCTGCATTACAGTATTTGTTAAAAATAGGTTTTACACCAACGCAAATAGCAGATAGCTTTGCTATTGCTTCTGGCGGCTCAACTTACTATCGAAATAGAATTAATACATACGTTAAAGCTGGCGATACACAAGCTGAAGCAGAGCGAAAAGCTATGTTAGACTTTCAAGAGATAGCAGAAGAAACACAACAGTCTGCAAGGCCTGATCGTATATCGCAGCAGCAAGCCTCAAACTTAGGTCGTATAATACTTGCGTTTGCTAATACACCAATGCAGTACAACAGGCTTATTAAAAAAGCAGCTGGTGATTTAATAAACAAAAGAGGTGACTGGCGAGCTAACGTATCTCGTATACTTTACTATGGCGCCGTGCAAAACTTTATATTTGCATCGTTACAAAACGCGTTGTTTGCTTTAGCGTTTGATGACGAAGGTGATGACGAAAAACAAAAAATAAAAGAAGAAAGAATAGTAAACAGTATGTTAGACTCTATACTTAGAGGTTCAGGTATAGCTGGAGCTACTCTTGCTACTATTAAAAACGTGATACTAGAGTTTGTAGAGCAAGAAGAAAAAGGTTTTAGAGCTGACTATGGTCAAGTTGTAGTAGAGGGCTTACAGGTTTCTCCACCTTTAGGATCAAAAGCTAGAAAACTATACTCAGCATTACTAAACTACAAGTACAATAAAAAAGCTATGAGCCGTATGAGTATGCTAGACTACAATAATCCTTCTTGGCTAGCTCTAGGTAACGTTGTTGAAGCCACTACTAATATACCTATGGCTAGAGCTATACGTAAAATAGACAATTTGCGTGAGGCTATGAATCAAGAAAATACTAATTTACAAAGACTGTTTTTAGCTTTAGGTTGGAGTAGCTGGGATTTAAATGTAGGTGAGCGTGTTGTTAGAAATCCAGGTAAAGAAAACGAGTATGTTGTATTTTTAGATAAGCGAAGACAAGCTGTTGAAGACGTTAAGACTGAAATAAAAGAAGAGAAGAAGCAAGAGACAATTCGTAAAAAAGAAGAAAAGAAAATACAAAAAGAAAAAGAGCAAGAAGCTCAAGTAGAAGCTAATAAAGAAAAACAAAAAGAAGAAGGTGAGAACGCTACTTGTGCTGCTATAAGTTCTAAAGGTAAAAGATGTAAAAGAAAGCCTGCTAAAGGTGGCTTTTGTACTGTGCACGAAAAAGTACAAAAGAGTGAATCTGGCGAGATGAAGCAGTGTAAAAAAATTAAATCAGATGGTAAAAGATGTGGCATGACAACCAATAGCAAGTCAGGACTTTGTTACTATCATGACTAACTGTGTAATAATAGAAAAATGGCAACTGTAGATAAAGAAATAGCACTAATGCAGCAACGTATGGACCAAATGGATAAAAAGCTTGATAAAATGGACGAGAAGCTAGACACGCTTACTAAGCAACTGCTAGATCCAGACACTGGTGTTGCGGCAAGAGTTAATCAAAATACTTCAGCTCGAAAAACTTTAGCTAGAGCTATGTGGATAATATACGGTATAGTTGCAGCTGCCATTGCTAAAATATTTTTTGGATCTTAACATGGAAGAAATTTTAAAATTAATAGAAGGTTACGGACTGCCATTAGTATTGCTTCTAGGAGCTCTATATGCGCTATACAGGTTTTTAGTATTTAGTTTATATGAGGTTAAAAATCAGTTTTCTCGTCATCACGAAAAAGCTGCAGACAATATAAACGAGATGATGAAGAAGATTGATATAATACTAGAGTTTATTAAAAGAAATGATAAGTAAAAGCTTAGAGGTATCAGTTGGTAATATCATTTGGATTATTGGTATTATATTTACTATGGGCATAGCCTATAGTCAAATAGGCCAGTTAGATGAAGACATAAAAGTTCTAGAGCAAAGGCTTGAAAAGAAAATAAAAATAATCAACGAAAACGAAGATCGTATTGTTGAGCTTGAAAAAGAGATAGCAAAACTAAAATCTTGCGAATGAAATTACAAGTATTAAGATTTAGCAGCCAGGCAGATTCTACGTCTGGTTTGTTGTTTGAAGTGAATGAGTTGGGCAAGCATTTTTTATGCTATACACTAGAAGATGAAGCTAGAGTATTGAAAGTAAAAGGTGAAACAAGAGTTCCAGCCGGTACATACAAAGTTGAACTAAGAAAAGAAGGTGGGTTTCATGCCAGATATACTAAGAAATATGGTGGTCTTCATATTGGTATGCTTCATATCACTGATGTGCCTGGGTTTGAGTATATTCTCATACATACTGGAAACACTGATGAACACACTGCTGGTTGTCTTCTCGTTGGCGACTCCCAAGAAAATAACACTATTATTAAAGACGGTTTTGTTGGAAAGAGTGGTAACGCCTATAAAAGAATTTATCCACGCATTGCAAAAGCAATAGAAAAAGGCGAAGAGGTAACGATAGAATATATTGATTTTGATTAATGAAGTTTATAGGTCAATACATACAAAGTTTTGTAGCTAGATTTCGTAATGATGTTTACTTAGAAGACATTAGTGCGGGCACTATTGCTAGTGGTGGTAACTTAGGCCTAGACTCAAACAATAAAATAGTAAAAGCGAATGTTCCAGCCGATGGTGATATAACAGGTATATCATTTAGATCTGACGACAATACTTCTACAGGTTTTACGTCAGGCTCTGCTGACTTCGTTTTAGTTGGTGGTACTGGTATAACTACTTCTGGCGATGGTAGCTCAACATTAACATTAGCTGTAGATTTTGCTGACAACGAAGAAGCAACTTTCGGAGCAGCTAATGACTTAAGAATTTTTCACAACGGCAGCCATACCTACCTAAGTAATCAAACAGGTGATTTCTATATAAGAAATCAAGCCGATGATAAAGATATTATATTTCAAACAGACGACGGTTCGGGTGGTGTTCAAACGTATTTAACTATTGACGGTAGTTTAGAAGCTGTAACAGTTCCTGACACTATATATTTAGCGGCAGGTTCGGGCTTAGATTTAAGCCTTAGACACGACGGCACAAACTCTCATATTCAAAATAACACGGGTGATTTAACTATTAAAAACACTGCTAACGACAAAGACATTATCTTTCAATCAGACGATGGTTCTGGTGGTGTAGAAACATATTTTTATTTAGATGGTAGTGCTAGCGCAGGAAGTCCATTTACTGTGTTTCCTGATAGTTCAAATTTAACTATAGGCACTGGTCTTGATTTAAGACTAAAACACGATGGTAGTAACTCTTATATTCAACAAACTGGTATTGGCGATTTATACATACAAAATACAGTTAACGATAAAGATATAATTTTTCAGTCTGACGATGGCTCGGGCGGAGTTACAGCTTATCTAACTTTAGATGGTAGTACAACACACTCTTATTTTTCAGCAGGAAACGTTGGTATTGGAACGACTAGTCCTTTAGCACCACTACATATAGAAAGTGCAGACGATGCTGTTATAAGATTAACATCTACAGACAACAAAGCTTATATTGCTTTATCAGATAATGATACTAATGGTTATATTTCTTCTGAAAACGGCAAGCTGTCTTTAGGTGCGAACGTCGGAGTTAACGCTAACAATTTAAACATTGACGTATCTAATAATAACGTCGGTATTGGTACTAGCAGCCCTTCTAATCCTTTGACAGTGGTTGGCGCTGACTCCGTCGGTATTGATGATTATATACTACACAATGATGATGGTAATACAAAATTTGGATTTCCTTCTAATGATACTTTTAAAGTAAGAACGGCTGGTAGTGATAGACTTTACATAAACTCATCAGGCAACGTTGGTATTGGTACTAGTAGTCCTGACTCACTGCTTGAAATATCATCTAGTAGTGCTACAGACTTTTTAAAACTTACTTCAGGCGGTGGTAGTGCTACTCCAGTCAAACTTATATTTGAAAAATCAGATGCAGAACAAGGTATAATAGAATACAATAGAAACGGTGATTTAGAAATATACAACACTGATGGTGACGGTGGTGTAATGATAGACGGGTCTGCCTCTGCAGGAGGCGATTTATATGTAAACAATGCGGGCAACGTTGGTATTGGCACAACAAGTCCAGGTGCTAAGCTAGAAGTTAATGGCGATATTACAACTACAGATGGTCTAAAAATAACACACCCTAGCGCAAGCATTATGCAGATTTTCCACACTTCTGCTTCTTCTGGTATAGATATTAGAACTGGTAGCGGATCTATTGTGCAGCATACTAACTCTACTGGAGGATTTAGATTTAAAACTAACCTATCATCAACAGCTCCAACTTTGGCAAATAGAAGTGATGAGAACACTGGCGTAGGTTGGAGTGGTTCAGACGACTTGTATTTGATAACTGGAGGAGTAAACGCGGTTACTATTGACTCAAGTCAAAACGTTGGTATTGGGACTACTAGTCCTGGTGAAAAGTTAGATGTTGATGGTGATATAA